CTGCGATTATTCTTTCTACACCAAATGGTGTGGGTAACTTTTTTCATAAAACTTGGGTAGCAGGTGAAGCCGGTCAAAATGGTTTTAATTGTATTAATCTACATTGGACTGTACACCCTGAAAGAAACCAAGCATGGAGAGATGAGCAAACTCGTATTTTAGGAGTTAAGGGTGCGGCACAAGAATGTGATTGTGATTTTATTGGTTCGGGTGATACTGTAATCGACCCGGCTTTATTAACTTGGTATAAGGAAACATATGTAATGGAGCCTGTTGAGAAAAGAGGATTCGATGGAAACCTTTGGATATGGGAACATCCTAATTACAATAGACAATATATGATATCTGCCGACGTGGCGAGAGGCGATGGTAGTGACTATTCTACTGCTCAAATAATTGATATAGAAGATTCATCACAAGTTGGAGAATATAGAGGAAAGATAGATACAAAAGATTTTGGAAACTTTTTAACTGCATTAGCAACCGAATACAATAACGCATTATTGGTAATTGAAAATGCTAATGTTGGTTGGGCTGCAATTCAGCAAGTAATTAATAGAGGATACCCAAATCTATTTTATATGAGTAATGATTTACATTATATTGATACTGAAAGACAAATGTCTAACAAATATTATAGAGAAGAAAGAAGTATGGTTGCTGGATTCTCTACAACATCCAGAACCCGACCTCTTATCATTTCAGCATTGGATAACTATATGAAGGATAAAGATATTCTAATTCGTTCCAATCGTTTAATCGATGAGTTATTTACATTTATATGGAATAATGGTAGAGCTGAAGCAATGAAAGGATATAATGATGACCTTACAATGGCATTATCTATTGGACTTTGGGTTCGCAATACTGCATTGAGATTAAGACAAGAAGGTATCGATTTGACAAAGAGTATGCTGAATTCAACAACTATACAAAACGATACAGGAGTGTACGCTTCAAATTGGCAAACTCAAAAAAATCCATATGAAATGGACTTGGGTAGAGGAGAAACTGAAAACTTAACTTGGTTACTTCGTTAAATTTTATATATTTATATGTTGAAACTATTATAATATGAAACTAATAAACTTAATTCCAATAAAAGAAATGGAAAATCCTTGTTGGAAAGGATATGAAATGGTAGGTACTAAAAATAAAAATGGTAAAGAAGTACCAAATTGTGTTCCTGTAAAAGAAGATATCAACAGCGATGATGATGTAAACAATGGGTTAGTTGAACCGGAGGAAGAATATGATGTTGAAGATGAGGATATGGTAGATTTCATTTCTTTTATGAGAAATTATAGTAAACAATTATCAGAAGCTAATTGTGGCTGTGTTTACGAAGCTGAGTATCAGGGTAGAAACGTTCAGTTGGGTAAACCAATGCAAGGTGATGTTAAGAAATTTAAAGTATATGTAAAAAATCCCGCAGGAAATGTTGTTAAAGTAAACTTCGGCCAAAAGGGAATGAAAATAAGAAAATCAAATCCAGCTGCTAGAAAATCATTTAGAGCAAGAATGAATTGCGATAGTCCAGGCCCAAGACATAAGGCAAACTATTGGAGTTGCAGAAAGTGGTAAAATTTGGAAACATCAAAAATTTTACTTATCTTTATAAATTAATATAAAATAAAAATGGCAGATAAATCATTCTTTGGTAGGTTACAAAAATTATTTTCAACTAATACCATTGTTCGTAAAACAAAAAAAGGTGTAAAAGTAATAGACACCGATGAGTATCAAAGTTTATCAACAAATCTGATAGATAGATATACTCGTATGAAAACTCCACAATATAGTGGTGGATTGATAGAATCAGCGATGGCATATCAGCAAGTTCGTATTGATTTATTTAGAGATTATGATGGTATGGATAACGACCCAATCATCGCATCAGCATTAGATATTTATTCGGATGAATCCACAGTTAAAAATGAATTGGGAGATGTATTGAAAATTAATTGTGCAAATGAAAATACAAAACAAATTTTACATAATTTATTCTATGATATTATAAACATAGAATTTAATTTATGGCCTTGGACAAGAAATTTAGTTAAATATGGTGATTTCTTTTTACAATTAGAAATATCACCTGAATTAGGTATTATAAACGTATTACCTTTATCGGTATATGAAACTTCTAGAGTAGAAGGATTTGACCCACAAAATCCACAAAGAGTAAAATTTGTATATTCACCTTTTCAAAATCCAAATAGCGCATTAGTCACAGCTTCTGCAAAAAGAGAATTTGAAAACTATGAAATAGCTCACTTCCGTTTATATTCAGATTCAAATTTCTTACCATATGGTAAATCAATGGTAGAGGGTGCAAGAAGAGTTTGGAAACAATTAATGTTAATGGAAGATGCGATGTTAATCCATCGTATTATGAGAGCTCCTGAAAAGAGAATCTTTAAAGTTGATGTTGGTAATATACCACCAACCGAAGTTGATAACTACATGCAAAAAATTATCAATTCATCTAAAAAAGTTCCTTTCTTAGACCAAGCTACAGGTGAATACAACTTAAAATATAATATTCAAAACTTAATTGAAGATTATTATATGCCAGTGCGTGGTAGTGATAACGGTACTTCAATTGATACATTGAAAGGTTTGGAATATAATATGATTGAGGATATCAATTACCTAAAAGGTAAATTGATGGCAGCATTGAAGATTCCTAAAGCATTTTTAGGATACGAAGAAGATGTTAGTGGTAAAGCTACGTTAGCAGCTCAGGATATTCGTTTTGCAAAAACAATTGAAAGAATTCAAAAAGTATTAGTATCGGAATTAACTAAAATAGCAATTGTTCATTTGTATTCGCAAGGATTAGATAATGAAGAAGAATTAGATTTTACTTTAGAGCTTACAATTCCATCTAAAATTTATGAGCAAGAGAAAGTTGAATTATATACATCAAAGATAGCATTAATTCAACAAATGCAACAAACTAAAATGTTCTCTAAAAAATGGATGTATGATGCTATTATGGATATGACACCTGAAGAGCAAGATGAGTTAACAGTAGATGTTATTGAAGATACGAAACAAACATTCCGTTTAACATCAATTGAAACACAAGGTGTTGACCCGGCAAAAGAAACTGGCGCAGCAGAACCAACAAATGTTGAAGAAGAAATTCAAAAAATAAAAGCTGAATTAGCTGAAGAAGATAGAGTTGGTAGACCAAAAGATGATGTTAGGTATGGTAAAGATGACCACCACTTAGGAAGAGACCCGTTAGGAATTAAAGCTTTAAAACAAAAAACTCAAAGAGAATCCAAAGAAATATTTAAAGATATGCTAGGCAATAAAAAAACTATTTTGATGGAAGATTTGGATAAAAAGTAATATTCCACAATAAAAGTATATTTATATCAGAGAAATTAAATAATTAATGAAAAATATTAAGCACTCAAAATTTAAAAACACGGGATTTATTTTTGAATTGTTGGTTAGACAAATTACATCAGAAATAATGTCTGGCAAACAAAATTCAAAAGCTGAAAAAATATTGAAAGAATATTTTTCTGCTAAAAAAGAGCTTTCAAAAGAATTGAAATTATATCAATATTTAATTACCGAAAAATATAATTCAGAATCAAAAGCAGAAAAGTTTGTTGAAACTGTGTGCGAAGCTCGTAAGAGATTAGATGAGCAAAAACTTATAAAAGAAAAATATAATTTAATTAAAGAGATTAAAGAATCTTATAATATAGATGAGTTTATTAAATCTCCTATTTCTAATTATAAAAATTTAGCATCAATTTATAAAATTTTTGAAGCTACAAGTACAAAGGAATCATTCGAACCAAAGGATATAGTTAATTCTAAATTTACTATTGTTGAAACTATGATTAATTCATCAATAGAAAATAAAGATAAAAAGGTAAATGATAGAGTTTTAGAAGAATATAGAAAGCAGGATGAAGAAGTTAGAATGCTATCATACAAAATGTTAGTAGAAAACTTTAATAAAAAATACAATAATCTATCTGTTGGTCAAAAGAATTTACTTAAAGAATATATTAACAACATCAATAATACTGGTAAATTAAAAGAATATGTTAACGAAGAAGTTAATAAATTATCAGAAGGATTAAAAGAAGTTGGTTCTAAAGTAAATGACAAAGTTACTAAAATCAAATTAGCTGAAACGATTTCTAATATTAAAAAAATCAAAACAGTTAAAAGATTAAGAGAATCCCATTTATCCGCATTAATGATGAGTTACGAATTATTAAAAGAATTAAAAGAT